CTTGCAAGCGCTCAATGGATGACAAAGCATCATCAAGTGTTTTGATAATAGATGCTTTACGACGACCCTCTACAGCCTTATCAATTAAATAGTCAATGCGGTCTTGTACATCAATTGTCTTATAAGTTGGAAAGTTTTCATTAATAACTTCAAGGCTTGGGCACTCTTGGTAATTAGTGTAATGGTCGTGCAAGAAACGAAACATCTTCTTATCGTTGGCGTCTGCAAACCAATTCTCATTTACGTTTCGCTCAAGAGCAATACCAATGTTTCGGTCTGCAATTATCTTGCTGATTAACCGTGCGTCGTTGTTCATAAGCTATTGAAGTCCAATCCCCAGTGTCCGTATCGTAGCAAGCGGTTTGGTATATCTAATACACCTACCACCTCAGGTCTATATGGTAACTCTCTAATTAATTCGTCAATAGAACCGTAAGACATAAAGTATCTAAACGGGTTAGTACCCTTCTTGTCAAGAAAGTCTATTACTTCCGCGAGCTGCTCTTCTGATAAATCAAAAGATACTAACTCAAGAGTAATGCCTCGCCTAGTTGTAGTTAAATACAAAGAGCTTAGTAACTCACGTCTAATTGTTTTGTTTACTTTTTTAGTTGAGAATATCTTAAAACGCTTTGTTACTTCTACATCTGTGTTTAAAAAAACGTCAGCTACTACTATCACTCTCTGCGGGAGCTCATTGCTGATATCTCCCTTAAGCATTAGTAGACCTCTATTTTTCCAAATTTAATTACAAACTCGCGAAACTCTAAATTAGACTCTTTAGCTTTTAAAGCGTCTTCCTTTGTTGCCCTGTCAGAGATAGCTAACGGGTAGGACCCGTTGTTGCTGTCAATGCGTGCCTGTACAAACTTAGTATGTTTACAAGACTTTCGCCCTGCGTAACCTGGGCATGTGCAGTACAGCTTGCCTAAGTCATCAGCGCTTACTTCAAAAATGCCTGGACCAGGTGTAGGAGATTGGCTTAAGAACATTTGAACTAGACGGTGCGTTGTATCACTCACTCTTGGCTCTTTCATTTTCGTAAGTCCCCGCTCTTAGATGTGATAGGGATGTAGCCAAATGCTTCGTTAGCAAAGCTCTCTGTAGCATCCCCGTATAACCCTGCCCAATCTTCTAGTTCAATGTTGGTGGTAACAATTGTAGGCAATCCATTGTTAAATCGGGTGCGTAAAACGTGATGAAGCATATTCTTTTGCCATCCCGACAGGCTAGCATGCTCTTTGCCAACATCGTCAATTACTAGAATTCTAATGTTATATGCGTCATTTCGGCATTCCCCAAGCATTCCTGAGTAAATAACCTCTTGGTCATCAGAAGGGCCATCCATCATAGCCCCCTTCAAATCTAAGATGTCGTTAAAGGTTGCAAAATAACAAGGACGAATTAAAGGCCCGTTATCTTTAACATCAAACGCCTCAAGAGTGAAGGTCGACATCACCTCTTGAATAACTGATAGTGACAAGGTTGTCTTTCCGTGCCCAGGAGTTCCCCAGAACATAAGACCCTTACCGCACCCAGGAGAACCTACTGCGCGAATAACTTTCCCAGACTGAACCGATGCAAGCCAACGCTTTACGTTAATTAAATCTTTTTCGTCAACCTCTGTGCAATCTGACAACGTCCAACCAAGACGAGCAGTTGGGATGTTAGCCATCTGTACCCAAGAGCGTCGGCGTATCTTTAAATCGTTTAGCTTAAACATCATCCATCCAATCAAGAGAGCGCGTTGACTTTTCTTTTATAGCTTCCATCTTTTCTGGTGTAACCGTAGAGCGATTAACCTCAGCAAGCAAGTTGTGGAACTGAACGATAAAACGCTTCCAAACAATTTCAGGGTCTGCAAGCTTAGTGTCGTGCTTAATCTGGCTAAAGAACAGTTTCATCATCTGCAACTCAATAGCGCCGTTGGTGTTGAACTCTTTACGCTTTGCATCTAGTGCATACCTAAAACGGCTCCTAGTAACCTGCCAAGGTTGGATGTGCCATAGGTCATGCATCTGCTCTGCAAACTCAAACGATGAGTCTGTAGGGGACCAAGAGATAGCGTTTAACGGATTACGCCGTAGCATCTTTACCTGCCTACGAGACTCGTGAGCCTCCATCTTCTCAGCATGCTTCTTCTCGCGCCACTTGCGTTGAGCCTCTAAGCGGTCCTCTTCGGTTTCAAAGTACTCCATCTTTACCTCCCGCGAACTCCGTTCGCTATTCGGTTTACTAATATATGAATATGCTATTAAGGATTTATAGCTATTCAGCTGTGACTGCTGTGATAGAAGACGGGTTTCTGGGGCCCAGTAATCCGTTTCCACAAGATGGCTAACGGTCATAATTCTGCCGTTGATGCGTGCCTTCTTGGTTTCAATAAGCCCAGCATCTCTGAGCTCTCTAAGGGTCGTTGCCATAGCCTCTCGTCCCTCAGGAAAAACTAAAGAAAGGCCTTCAGCGCTTATATTGGCACCCGTAGCCTGTAGGTACACGTAGACTCCTAGGGCACGTGCTGTAATCACTCCTGTGGGCCCTTTAAAGGCTTCTCAGGGGCATCTGCCATGGCTTCTACTAGGGCTTGGGCGAAGATTTGGGCGATTGCTTGGACTCCGTAATAGAGATTTTCCATGACTTCTTCATCTGCTTCATCAAGGTCTTCTTCTTCAGCGTCGGAGAAGTCGCTTTCTTCTTCGTCTTCTTCTTCCTCTTCTTCGGCACTAGACACCCCCGCTTTAATAGTAAGTTGTTCTTGAGTTGGGATTGAAGGCTCCACAATACGAAGCCCTGACGAAGGAACTAACTTATTAAGACCGTCTGTTAGGTCAAAGCAATCAATGCCTTCTAAATCAGCAAGGATGTTTACACTCTCTGAGTCTTCGTCATCCCATAGTAAAAACGCAACAACCTTCTCATTAATAAAATTCTTTTTGGCTGTTGCTGCATCTCCCTCAACTATAGTTGATGTTGGGATGCCCTCAAACTTGCCAGAGTTGGTGTACACGATAATATGCTTGTTTTTATCTTTAGCCAGCTGGGCTGCAAATAACTGGCCTTGGCTTGGCTTATCTTTATAGGGAAGCACTACAACTCCATGCTCACCATTTGCATAGAAGTGGTCTTCCATAAGAGCTTCTAGATTAGCTCGGCTTGTTACGCCGTTTCCTGCGACTATCACATAATACTTGTCCATAGGGACCTCCTTTGTAGGGGAGGCACAGACTAGCACATTAAGTTTTTGGCTGTCCTAGGTAGATAGCTACAGTGGTTCCCATGGGCAATTTGTCTTGAAATGTGGAGTTTGCGGTTCTAACTTGAATGGCGTAACGGTTTTTGTAATAATGGCTTCTACTACCGTTTACAGCGCCTTCCCATACGTAATCAGGGTTATCTCCATAACCGCTGGCTCCAGTAAAGAAAGTAAACGCAATAGGGGCGTTTTCAAATAGCGCAGAGTCGAGATATAGAACCTCCCCGTTTCCAGCAGCCCACGTTACAGATACTGCTGCAGAGTGTGCCGTAGACGGTGCGGTGCCTGTTACTTCAAGGCGAGTCCAGCCAGGCGTTATTGAGCTTACAGTTGTTACTGTTCCAGTTGTTGTACTTATTAAAGTGTTTGATGAGTTGTACCATGAAATAGACGGCGTTACTGTTTCATTAGATGCGGCGTCTAATTGAGTGTAAACACTAAATGTATAAGATGTGCCTGGATAATGAATAGGCATGCGATCAGCGTGGGTGCTTCCATCCCAAGAGGTAACAACAACGTTTCCTGTAGACGAGGCTGTGAGCTTTAACGCTGTTCCGGAAACCCAAACTGTACCTGTAGCAGTTGCTCTAGTTACATTAGATGCTGTCTTTGCGTACTCTATGTATGGGAAATTAATATTGCCGTTTCTTTCTCCCACATCTGTAACTGTGTAAACACCGTTAAACGTAGCGTCTACACCACTTACCACAACGGTTTGGCCTACTTTATATTCATGAGTGTAGGCAGTTTCAATTCTTGCGATATTTGAAGTTAATGACTTGTACGCAACATCCCACACCGTTGCTTCAGGTTCTCTTGTAGAAGTGTTAACTGCAGTAGATGCGTTAGTGACGTTCCACGTTCCTAATGGGGAGGCGAAGTGTGGATTTTTAAGTTCATTAATACGAGTAGCTTTCATTGTAAATTTTAATTGACGAGCTTCTTCAAAAGCTGTTACAGAAGTTGACTGTTCAAATTGTGCACAATCAAAATATTGATATTCATTACTTGCAGACCCTGCAGCTGACGCAATAGATATAGTAGGTACGGCGTAATATGCGGTTGCAGGTGCTTGTTTGTTAGCAGCTGTTGGTCGCACAGAAAACACCCCTGTACCGCTAGCTGTAGCAGTTCCAGCGCTTGATGAGATGTACACACCAAAACGGTCGTACCAATCAATGCCAAGAGTGATGTTTTTACTAGTGGCTGAGCTAACTGCGTACACGCTAAATGAATAGAATAAATCACCTGTGACAGGTATACCTTTAGTTACAGCATTACCTGACCCACAAAGAACTTTTACTGTTCCACCACCAACGGCTGCGCTTTTTACAGCAAGAATGCCTTTTTGCAGATTTGGGTAGTTGACTGGGGCCGTAGACTCGCTCCAAGGGTTTGGGTACGGCGCAATAGTTGGGAATGCGCTAGTTGTAGGGTTCCACGCAGTTGTTTCAGCGTAGTTTGACCCAGTTAAAGAGAACGATACGGTAGTTGCTCCAACAGCAGTTATTGCAACAGATGTAGTTTGATTAAACAAAGGTTTATCAAAGCCAAATACATAAATTTTATTTCCAACGGCGTACTGGTGAGCCCCAACAGTTAGTGTCAACACGTTGCTAGTTAGAGATACAGCTGTAACTTTTTTAACCTTTAAACAAGACAAAGTGGCAACAGAGGTTGAGTCGCTTACCCAGTGGCCTATTGATTCTTCAAAAGAAGAGTCGTTATAGTCAAGCATTTTGTTGTTACTTACTGTAATGCCGTTTATTGTAGGATTTGGTACATTGGCAACTGTGGGCACAGCCCATCCAGTAAACGCCTTTAAGAACTCCCTAAGCCCATCAAGGCTTCCTTTACCTTTATACAGAGCTGTAGCGTCTCTACTTAAAATACGAGCTTGTTGGTACCCAATTTCAGGCTCAAAAGTCAACCCAAGCTCTTGAAGCATTGAAGGTAGCAAAAGACCGTTTAGCTTAGATGTGTCATATCTAGAGAACAGCAAATTAGTTAAGGTGTGGTATTTACTTAACTCAAAGCCAAACATACTTAAATAAGTTTTTAAAGTTTGGTTCTCATCAATTGACGAGACATTGATAGCAGGCCCGCCTATTTGAGTTGTAGAGCTTGTTTTATAAATATCTGGAACGTAATTAAACAGAGTAGTTGAGTACCCGTAGTCTTTTACTGACAATCCAATTATGTCTGAAACACGGATCCATTTGTAGTTAATACGCTCAAATACAAATAAAGAATAATAATAAAAAGCGTTGGTTGCTAAGTCCTCATCTAAATACGAAACAGGGTCTGTTTCTTTATATGCTTCAAACAGTTGGTTACCTTTTATATCTAAAAGCGTTCCATCTTCGTAATCAATTGGGAAACCATAGCTATTTCTAACTAATTTAATTTTTGACCAATTACCTGCTGGGCTATTCCACTTTAAAAGTATGCTTCCGTAGTCTTTTGGCGTAGCGGTAAATCCGCTAGCGGCATAGGCAACTGGGCTATCTGTGCCGTACACAGATAACCCATAGATGCTAACTCCATAACGTGACATTAGTTAATAATTCCTCCAGAAACAGTCAGCGATAAACTTGCCGTATCTAAGTAAGGAATCTCGTTTTCAGCGCACACGATGTCATTAGTTGTAAGCCTAGTTACGCTTCCTGAGGTAGCCACGCTGGAAACAACAGCAGAGACTAGGGCGTATGAGAAAGTTGTGCTTGTAACAGCGTTTACAATAAAAGTTCCGTTAAATGTAGAGTCTACTCCTGTAACTTTAACAGTGCTGCCAACAGTTAAACCGTGAGTGCCAACAGTTAAAGTAGCTGCTGTGCCGGAAGCTGCTTTATTTGTGATTGTATAAGTAAAATCATAACCAGCTTGAGCACGCACTAGTTTTTGCACTTGCACATAAGCAACACCTTCTACCGATGCTATAGCGCTCATTACGTCGTTTAAAGTTAGCGTATCTTGAAAAAATACGTTATCAAAGTCTAGTAAGTCAGTTACCGCCGCAGTAACCGCAGTGGTTACAAGGCTGTTCTTATATTGCGGAAGCGTTGTAACGTTAGCAACAATGCTAACAGGGACATAGGTAGGTGGTTGAAACGTTACTGTTGTATTAGCTGGTATTTTTCCAACTAAATAATTACTTATTGTTGTTTTGTAGTTGTTAAACACATCTGATGGGGTAGTCCCAGAAATAGAAGTTAAGCCTATGTCACCGGCTGATGGTGCAAAGTAAACAGTGACGCTTGTATACACATCCGCTACTGCGTTGGCTTTAGCTGCACCAGCGGCAACAGTTAAAGCGGAGTAGTCAGCTAACGACACAGCTCTGTTTAATGCGCGAAGGCTGTTAGGGGCGTTTACTCTAAT